TTGCACAGTGGGAACCAGATATCACTAGATATCACTGGATGACACCAGATGGAAGATGCGGATAAAAACTCAAAATCCCTTGTGCTAATAACACGTGTGGGTTCGACCCCCACCACCGGCATAGTGAAAAAGAGCCTAGAAGCGCAAGTTTCTAGGCTCTTTTCTTTGCCCGGACAACACAAAAGATAACACTTTCAGTTGTCTGGCATGCCCTCCGGCACCACCAGCGCGGCCAGAGCGGCAATATGCAGCGTTCTGACAGTGCAATAGGAGCGGTCAACCTCCCTGCACACGGCGTCAAATTTCAGGCCTTGCAGATACCTGTGATACAGCACCAGCGTTTGCATGATATCCGGTAGGGCTTCAATTGCGGTCTTGATCTCGGCCCTGATCTGGATGCCGTGTTCAACCTCTGCGGCATACTCCCGCTGCAGCGTGTCAATGCGCTGCACAGCATTGGCCACACGGTCAGAGTGTACGCCGGTGGGCGCTGTGCGCACCCCGCCGGGGGATTGCAGCGACGTGGCTTGGTCGCGGGCGTCCTCGATCAGGAAAGCAAGCCGCTCCTGCCGGTGCAAACTGTCTTGGTACCGGTTCAACCATGCCTTTTTGCGTGCGGTCTCTGGGTCAAGTTCCTTCATGCTGGTTTCCTCCATCAAAAAATGCCCACAGTGCAAGGCTGCGGGCATTCTGTTTATTGAGCTGGTTTTGTGCATTCTGCCGGGGCACGTTCGCCGATCGGCACCCGATCGGGCCGCGCTGCGGGGCAAGATGCACAAATCAGGCCGTTGCCTGATAGTAAATGCCGGACTTCTTGTTGTCCAGCACAAAGGCGTCATAGCAGACGCGGCCGGTGACGATCGTGCCGCTGGAAAGCGGGGTATCTTCGTGAATGCCGAAATCGTCCAGCTTGACCGGGGCGACAGTCGCGGAGGGGTGGCACATCATAAAACCGAACTTTGCGGGCAGCCGGTTTGCGGGCACCTTCACGACGTTTGCGCCGTCAATCATGGCCACGACACCACGGCGGCGCAGGTCGGTGCCGATATCAACATGATCAAATTCAACGGCCTGCTTCAGAATGGCATAGGTTGCGGGGGTGACCACAATGCACCGCTCAGTCTCCGGCACTTCTGCGTCGTCCAGCGCCTGAGATGCTGCCAGAATGGCGGCATAGATGTTGGACTTGGTCAGCGCTGCGGCTGCGGGCTTGTGGCCCGCACCGGTGGCCATGACGCTGTAAACGTTGGTGTCCACCTCCGGGATAACAACCTCGCGCAGTTCGCGGGCCAGAGCGGTGCCGGCTTCCAGCTGTCCGGCGGTCTCGTCCTCGTCCAGTTCATCAACGTTGAAGATAAACGAACGGTCATGCTTTAACAGCAGCTCTTCCGTGGTCGCGGACAGATCCAGCAGCTTGCCATACCGGGACAGGCCTTCACCGTCCGACGGGTCAGTGCTGCGGTTGCGGGCATAATCGTTCAGAGGGGCGGTGCTGATCTTATACAGCTTGATACTGTGGGCACCGGTCCAGTCATAGTTCGTATTCGTCAGCAGGCTGATCTTGCTTTCTGCTTTGAAAAGCTCGTCAGTTTTGGGGGCGTACTTGGTAGTCAAATCAACGGACATATATTAAAACCTCTTTTTTCTCCAAAAGTCATCATACTCTTTCGGTTTGTGCTTATAATCCGGGCTGAATCCGTCGGGGCCTTGGCGCATGCTGGGCAGGTGCCGTGGCTCCCCACCGCCGGGCAGGATGGGATAGCCGGGCTTTGCAAACTTTGCGATCTTCTTGGCCTGCTCGGTGCACTCTTCCTCGGTCTCGCCCTGAATCAGGTCTACGGGCACGCCGGTGGCGGCAGATACGCGGGCCAGCATGTCGGCACGGTTCCGGCTGTCAAGCTGTGCCTGCAGGCTGTCGGCCTGTGCGGCCTTGGCTTTCAGGTCGTCGTAGTCGGCGTACTTGGTGCGTTCGCGGTTCAGCCGGTCGGCAATGATGGTGTTTACTTCGTCCTGCGTGAAAGTGCGGCCGGTGGGCTGCTGCTCTCCTGCAGTGGTGGGGGTTGCTGCCTGATTTACAGTTTCTTCCATGGTGATAAATTCCTTTCCCGGCCTGTTCCGTGGCCGTATGCGGTAATATTTTTAGCCCTCGTCAAGCCCGTGTGTATTTCTATCCACATTCTGTTGCAAAAGATAGAACGACAAAAAGCGTGTGTGTAAGTGTTCCGGAGGGGTTCAAACGGGCCGCCATACACCCGTTTTGCACCCTCTGCGAAAATTTACCCGTGTGTAAATCGGCGCTGGACAGTGTAGGGGTCGCCGTGGGCGGGGGAGGGGGACCCTCCCCACCCCTTTTTCAGCCGCCGGAATACACCGGAAAACACACGAAAAACGGGCTTTTCAAGGGAAAAAACGATAAAAAAGCGCCTGCGCTCGTGCGCATCGGCTACGATCAGCGAACGCGGGCACGTTTTGCGGCTTCCTGTGTGCTCACGGTCTGGCTGTGGTGGACGTGGTGGAGGACAGAGCCAAACAGAGCAAAGCAGCATACCCACAGACAAACAAAAAAGCACAAGGAAAGCGCGCAATTGCGTTTTCCCTGTGCTCTATGGCAAACCGTTTTCGGTCGGTACTCTATGCCCTTTCAGTATAGCACATCAGAACCGGAACGTCAAATACACAATGCAGCGGTCGCCGGTCTGGCTGCTGTGCACGCGGCAGGAGCCGAAGAGCTGCACCAGCACGGCCTGCACCCTCTGGGCCTGTTTGACCTCCCCCAGAGTATACGACAGGGTGATCTTCATTCAGACACCCCCCCTGTCATTCGGGGCGGGGGTGGTTTTGACCCCGCCGGGGTGCTTGTCGGGATAGATATGGGCAAACGCCACAACCTTGCCGAGAATCTCCGCGCGGTCCATCTCCGCGCCCTGAAGCACGGTGCTTATGTATGCAGGGTTCGCCGGAACAAGGGAAAGCCACGTTTCTTCCTGCCAGATGTCCCGCACAAATACGTCCTTGCCCACCTGCACGGCAGCGGTCTGGCCGTTGTCCACATGGTCGCAGGCTTCCAAATAGACCACATCACCGGGCCAGATGCCTTTGTTCTTCATGCTGTCATCCGGCATGATCATAGCAAAATCAATCTTCAGGTCAGCAAGGCGCGGGGCGTTCACGGTCTGTTCCATCTTGCCCACCTCCTTAGCGGTTCCCGCTGAACCAGCAGGCCACAGCGCCGATCAGGCACCACGCAAGGAAGGGTGCCACACAGGTAAAGTGATACATAGTCATTGCAAAAATCCTCCTGTTTTGTTAAACTAGGGGCGGTATCGTCATTGCAAACTATACCGCCCATCGTGCCGCCTACCAGCTGCGAACTGGTAAGTGGCTTTCTTTTTGTTGTTGAGCAGCAGTTGCAAAATGCAACCGGTTGTAAAATGCAACTGGTATCCCCGGCAAATTGCCGGGGGTCATTTTGAACCGGGTCCATTTTGACCTGGGTCAGGCTGCTGCTTGCTGCGGCTAAACACGATCTCCGGCAGGCCGGGCAGGTTCGGGTGCACAATCTGCACCGGTGCATTTTTTGCACCCATCTGGTTTCCGTACCTGTCCGGTTTCCGTACTGGTACGATTTCCGTACTGGTGCCCGCCGGGGAATGCACGTTTGCAGTCGCACCGCTCGCCGGGGTCAAGGTGTGCACCGCAATGGGGGCAGGTATGATAGTATGTTGACGTGGTGGTTCTCCTTTCATGTTTTGGCGTTCTGGGCGTTGATGTCTCGCACTGCATCACGCAATGCACACAGGACACAGCCGCCCGCCGGGTCATCGGGGTATCTGTCAGGGCATTTTTTACTGCAAGACGTCCCGTCCAGCGGGCAAATTCTCTGTTTGGGGCGCATGGGTCGTTCTCCTTCCATCCCTACTGTGGTGAAACTATCTGATACAGTGACAGATTTCCAACGGAATAGCGCTTAAAAACCGACTGTATCAACGTGATACAGAGACTTTGCTTGATACAGAGAGGGTCAGTGTATCAAGACTGTCAGAGTATCAAACTGATACACTGACGATTTTAAACGATAATAAATTAAATATCTGTCTCTGTATCTTCTGATTCACTACGGTAGGCTAATCGTGTAAACCAGCCGCGCACGCCGTCCTTCTGATTCAACTGATATTTTGCAATTTCGCCGGACTTCACAAGCTCGGAATAGGCCCGTTTATAGGTCGGCTCACTGCACCCAATTTCCTGCATGACCGCGCTTTTAAGCTGTGGGCTTGCCATGCTGGCGGTGTTGCTCTCTGCAAGCACGTTCAGGATAGCGTCCCGCGCGTCATCCTTGGTCTGAGCCTGCCGGAACCGGCGTTCCTCGACAAAGTCAATGTCTTTCTTGTCGGTGTAGCCGTCGAACACGGCGCGGGCGGTCTTGATTCCGTCGATGGTCACATCCTCGATGTGCATCAACACGGTTTGCTGCTGGCGGCTGTAACTGCTCTTTTCGTGGCTGACGTAGATTTTGCCGTCGTTGCGGCTGCGGCCCATCATGATCACGCTGCGGGCAATGTCCCAGATGTCGGAACTGTCAGCCAGACGGGCACGGCCTGCAACGCCCTGTTTCTTGTTGGTGTGCATTGCGATCAGGGTAGCAAGGTTGTGCGTGCGGCTGATGCCCTTCAGGGGCAGGGTGGTGTTGCGCATCTGGTTGCGGCTGGCCATTTCCACATCAGCGGGCAGGAAGCTCTGCAGCGGGTCAAGAATCATCAGAATAGGCTCGCTGGTGTCCACGAAGTCGGCCAGTGCCTTGTCTTTGATGCACAGTTGTTTGCCGGTCTGGATGTAATAATCGTCAGAGGTGACAACCATTACTTTTTCCATGTCAGCACCGGCAGCCAGCAGACGCCCGCGCAGGACTTTGCCGGGGTCATCCTCGCCGGCCAGAATCAGCACTTTGCCGGTCTGGGGCGGGGGCACCGGGAAGAATCCCGACGTTTTCCCGGCGGTCACATAGGCGATCAGTTGCGCCTGCCAGATGCCTTTGCCGGTGCCGCCATCGGCACCCAGCAACGAAAGCTCACCAAGTGGCAGCAGCTCCGGCACCAACCATTGCACATTCTCGCTTTTGACGTCCTTCATACACTCCGGGGCGGGCGGCTTGCCCTTCTGGTCTGCTGCGCCGTCCCGATAGGCGGTGTAATCCTGCGTGATAAACGCGGTGAACGCTTCCCGGTCCATGGTGTTGAACTCTTCCTTGCAAGCCTGCATCCAGCGTTCCACCTTCAGGTCAAGGCCGTTCCACAGTCTCAGCTCCCGCGCCCGCTGCTCTACAAGGTCAATGCGGCTGTGCACGTCATCCGGGGAAGTCTGGAATGCAAACCAGTATGTCAGACGGGAAAACAGCGCTTCTTCGGTGGTCACGGTGTCCAGATAATGGAGAAAATCCACATAACTGCCGGGGATGATCTCTTTTTCTTCCGTGGTCAATGTATCACCCTGCCTTCCTGCTCTTGGGCATATCCTCAAAGAAATATGCACTGATCTGGTCGGCAGGGATCTCCAGCGCCCTGCACAGGGCTGCAATGTCCACGACCGTAAAGGGCACTTCACCCCGCATGCGGGTGCTTAACGTGCTGGGCGACATTCCAGCCCGCCGGGCTGCTGCGTCCTGCGTCAAATCCAGCTCGGCAAACCTGACGCGCAGTTTATGAAATTTGCGGTAACCCATGGTTTAGTCCTCCTTCAAATCGTCCACAGACACGCCCAGGGCGGCAGCAACGTGTCCGGCAGTGGTACGCCATACCGGCTGACCCTTGCGCATCTTCCAGACCGCCTGACGGCCCACACCGGCTTTCTGTGCCAGCTCTTCGCCGGTCAAGTTCTGACGGGCCATTTCGGTGATGACCTTCACGCGGTCAACAATGATGGATTTTGCCATTTGTGTGCACCTCCTTTCAGGGACTTTTGTCCCTTCGTGTAGTAGTATAGCAGGCATTAAAGTCCCTGTCAATGGTTGCATAGGGATTTTTATTCCATTTTCCCGTCAGGTGTGGTATACTGACCAAAGAAGGAAGGGCGGTGCATTCAGATGACAATAGGCGAAAGGATTTATTATTGCAGAGTTGAAAACCATATGACACAAAAGCAGCTCGCTGAAAAAATAGGGATAGACCCGTCAACACTAAGGAAATATGAATCCGGAAGGCTGAACCCTAAAATAGGGACGCTGCGCAAAATTGCCGACGCGCTGGGCTGTGATGTGGCTGATCTGGACGATAGTTTAACCTTTACCATTGACAGCAAGTCGATGAATGCTGTCAATGAATTTGTCAACTCAATGTTTGAGCAGAATTCCGCACTCTCTGCCGCATCGGAAAAAATTAAAGCGTCTGCCGTAAACGCTGTGATGACGCCGGAACTTAGAGCCCAGATTGAGCAAATCTCAAAAGCGGCACTTGCTGCGGCCTATCAGGCCTCCGCAAAAAATAAACCTGTAAGCAAGGAAGCCCAGTTGTTGCAGCACTTCCGTTCCCTGAACGATGACGGCCAGACCGTGGCTGTTGACCGCGTGGAAGAACTCGCCCAGATACCGAAGTACCAGCGCCCCGCAGACAGCCCACAGGACGCGCCCGCCGGGCCAGACGATAAAGAACCTGCCGAAAAATAAAACCGCCCACAGGGGCCTTGTAGCCGGTGTGGGCGGGGTGATACAATGTTGATGTGCCGCCGGGGGACAGCACCCAGAGCGTGGGCAATTTCGTCAAAATGCCGGTTGCCGGTCTCCGATCGGGGCCCGATCGGGGACGGCAGCGGGTCAAAATGCACAAAAGAAAGAGGGTGCTGCCAGATGGGCAAGCGAACGAATACAGCAGTGTGGGAACCAAAGCGGGCCCGCTGGTACATCGCGGTGCAGAAGGACGGCGTGCGCAAGTTCTTCTATTCCGGCACGCCGGGCCGCACCGGTCAGCGGGAAGCGAACGCCAAGGCGGACCGGTGGTTGGATGAGGGAATACCCGTAAAGGCTCCCCGCGTTGATGAAGCGGGCAAGCTCTGGCTTGCGTCGGTGGAGCTTACCACCGATCACACGAACTACAGGCCTGTAGAAAGCCGGTGGCGCAACTGGGTTATGCCGGAACTCGGCAAAAAGCGGGTCACAGCCCTTACCGATCAGGATTTGCAAGGCGTGATAAACCGCGCCTATGCCGCCGGGCTGAGCCGGAAAACGCTGCAATCCATCTCCGGCGATCTGACCGCCTTTTGCCGGTACTGCCGCACGGCAAAGCTGTCAACCTACCGTCCGGAGGAAGTAAAAATACCCGCCGGGGCGCGGCTCAAGGGCAAAAAGGTGTTGCAGCCGGACGCCCTGTTGACCCTGTTCCAGACAGACACCACCCTGTATTACCACAAACGCATTCAGGATCCCTATATTTACGCATACCGCTTTCAAGTGCTCACCGGCCTGCGTCCCGGTGAACTGCTGGGCCTGTGCTGGGAGGACGTGCACGGGGACACGGTAAATATTGCCCGATCTATCAATATCGAGGGCACCCAGACCCACGGCAAGAACGAAAACGCAGTCCGGGGCTTTGCCCTGTCCGATCTGGCGCGGGCTGTGCTGGAGCAGCAGCGGGCCCTGACCGGCAGCACCGGCAGCGTGTTTCGCATCAAGGCAGAACAGCACTACTATGACCGCTGGTGCATTTACTGCCGGGTGAACAACATCCCGCACACCTCCGTATATGAGCTACGGCACACCTTCGTCAGCGTGGCCAAAACGCTGCCATTGGGCAAGGTGAAGGACCTTGTCGGCCACAGCGTGAACATGGACACCTTCGGCACATACGCCCACGCCCTGACCGGCGACGCAGAAAACACCGCACAGGCTGTGAACGATACGTTTTTGAAGCTGCTTGAAAATGAATAAGAACCGCCGTTGGACAACACAAAAGACAACACTTTTGCACACAGCATTCCGTATTCCGTCCTGTTTTCTGCGGAAATATCACGTAAAAATAACGGATTCAGGTGCAGAAAGCTGTGCTCTGCTGGATGCTGCAACAGTCTGTGTTTGTTCGACCCCCACCACCGGCATCCGAAGCAGCCTGGAATCGAACGATTCCGGGCTGCTTTTCCTTTTTCAGAAAACGCTGCACCGCAACCGCCTGGGCACCCTGTACTGCCACGAGGGCGACTGGAGCTGGATCTACTTTTTCACCGGCCAGTGTGCCGACGCCGCAGGCACCGCGCTCTGGCAGTGGCTGGGGCAGCAGCGGCGCTGAACATTTTTTGTCAAAAAGCATTGACAACTGCCAATGCGCATGATAGAATCACAGATGATTTTGAGAGACGACGCAGAACAGGGTCTTTTCAAAGCAATTTTCCCATGGACCGCCCAGCGGGGCTAAGGCCATACGGACAGCCGGGTCCACTGCCGACCGGCGGTGCAAGCCGCCATTATTGATTGAGTTAGAAGCTCAAATTTTATAAGTTGGTTCCTTTACAACCATGAAATTGTGCAGCCAGTGCGCAGACTTGTGAAACGGTCAATGTGAAACGGTCAATAAAGAGCAGTAAAAGCAGAATTGCTATATAGACTCTCATCATCCCGTCTTTTTTGGATCATGCTGAAACGCGGCCCGTGGCTCCGGCACATCTTGTCCGGGGGCTTTCTCCGCGCAAAAAATGGCTTTTTTCCAAGCGCAGGTCTGCACTTTTTGGTGCGGCACCTGCGCTTTTTTGTTTGTCTTGGAACCAGGGACGGAGGAAAAAAAGATGAGTGAGAACCGTACACGGTTCCGGCTGGACCAGCGCCGCGCGCCCATTTACGAAGCGCTGGAGCGGTTCCGGCAGATGCGTGTGGTGCCCTTTGATGTGCCCGGCCACAAGCGGGGCCGGGGCAACCCGGAGCTGACGGCCTTTCTGGGCCAGCAGTGCGTGGGCGTGGACGTGAACAGCATGAAGCCGCTGGACAACCTCTGCCACCCGGTGTCGGTCATCCGGGAAGCAGAAGAACTGGCCGCCGACGCCTTTGGCGCGGCCCACGCCTTCCTGATGGTGGGCGGCACCACCAGCAGTGTGCAGAGCATGGTGCTCACCGCCTGCAAGCGGGGCGATGAGATCATCCTGCCCCGCAACGTGCACCGCAGCGTGCTGAACGCGCTGGTGCTGTGCGGCGCGGTGCCGGTTTATGTGAACCCGGAGGTGGACAAGCGCCTGGGCATCTCCCTGGGCATGAAGCGGGAGCAGGTGGAAAAGGCCATCAAGGAGCACCCCAACGCGGTGGCCGTGCTGGTGAACAACCCCACCTACTACGGCATCTGCTCCGACCTGCGGGCCATCGTCAAGATGGCTCACGACGCCGGGATGCTCTGCCTTGCCGACGAGGCCCACGGCACCCACTTCTACTTCGGCAACGGCCTGCCGGTGTCGGCCATGGCAGCGGGGGCGGACATGGCGTCCGTCTCCATGCACAAGAGCGGCGGCAGCCTGACCCAGTCCAGCCTGCTGCTCATCGGGCCCAACGTGCATCCGGGCTATGTGCGGCAGATCATCAACCTGACCCAGACCACCTCCGGCAGCTACCTGCTCATGTCCAGCCTGGATATCTCCCGCCGCAATCTGGCATTGCGGGGGCGGCAGGTGTTCCATCAGGTGGCCGACATGGCCGAGTATGCCCGGGAGGAGATCAACGCCGTGGGCGGCTACTACGCCTTTGGCAAGGAGCTGTGCAACGGCAACTCGGTGTTCGACTTTGACACCACCAAGCTCAGCGTCCACACCCTGGATATCGGCCTGGCCGGCATCGAGGTCTACGACATCCTCCGGGACGAGTACGATATCCAGATCGAGTTCGGCGACATCGGCAACATCCTGGCCTACCTGTCCATCGGCGACCGCCCGCAGGAGGTGGAACGGCTGGTGAGCGCCCTGGCCGAGATCAAGCGCCGCTACCGCACCGACGGGGCGGGCCTGCTGAGCCAGGAATACATCGACCCCGTGGTGGCCGCCAGCCCGCAGGAGGCCTTCTACGCTCCCAAAAAGAGCCTGCCCCTGCGCGAGACCGAGGGCATGGTGTGCAGCGAGTTCGTCATGTGCTACCCGCCGGGTATCCCCATCCTGGCCCCCGGCGAGCGCATCACCAAAGAGATCTTGAACTACATCGAGTACGCCAAGGCCAAGGGCTGCAGCATGACCGGCCCCGAGGACCCCGACATCTTACACCTGAACGTTCTGGCATAAGGAGGAGCGAATATGGAATTCTGGTTTTCCGAGTTTCACACCCCGGACGTGAAGCACAGCATCCGGGTGAGCAGACAGCTCTACTCCAAGCAGAGCGACTATCAGCGCATCGACATCTTTGAGACCCCGGAGTTCGGCCGGGTGCTCACGCTGGACGGCAACGTGATGCTGACCGAGCGCGACGAGTTCATCTACGACGAGATGATCGTGCATGTGCCCATGGCCGTGCACAAGGAGGCCAAGGACATCCTGGTCATCGGTGCCGGAGACGGCGGCGTGGTGCGGGAGCTGACCCGCTACGACCGGGTGGAGCGCATCGACCTGGTGGAGATGGACCCCCAGGTGGTGGAGGCCTGCCGTGCCTATCTGCCCGGCAACGCCTGCCGCATGGACGACCGCCGGGTGCACATCTACTTTGAGAACGCCCTGAAGTTCATCCGCCGCTGCGAGGAGGAATACGACCTGATCATCGTGGATTCCTCCGACCCCTTCGGCCCCTCCGAGGGCCTGTTCACCCGGGAGTTCTACGGCAGCTGCTTCAACGCCCTGAAAGCCGACGGCATCATGGTGAACCAGCAGGGCAGCCCCTTCTACGCCGAGGACGCCAGTGCCATGCAGCGCAGCCACAAGCGCATTGCGTCCACCTTCCCCATCAGCCGGGTGTACCAGGCCCACATCCCCACCTTTGCGGCGGGCTACTGGCTGTTCGGCTTTGCCAGCAAGAAATACCACCCCATCGACGATCTGGACGCAGACGCCTGGAAGGCGCTGAACATGCGCACCCGCTACTACACCACCCGGCTGCACGTCGGGGCATTCTACCTGCCGGCATTCCTCGAAGAGATGCTGCGGGAAGTGGAGGAACACTGATGCGACCCAACATTGAAAACTTCATCGGCTGCGACAGCAGCTACCGTGCCGCCAGCATCGTGCTGTACGGTGCCCCTTATGATTCCACCACCAGCTACCGCCCCGGTGCCCGGTTCGGCCCGGCGGCCATCCGCCACGAGAGCTACGGCCTGGAGACCTACAGCCCCTACCAGAACGCCGACCTGACGGACTTTGACATCTTTGACAGCGGCGACCTGGAGCTGTGCTTCGGCTCCAGCGAGCTGGCGCTGGCGGACATCGAGGCGCGCGCAGAGGAAATTTTGAAGGACGGCAAGTTCCCGCTGCTGCTGGGCGGCGAGCATCTGGTCACCCTGGGCGCGGTGCGGGCTGCGGTGAAGAAATACCCCGACCTGCACATCGTCCACTTTGACGCCCACGCCGACCTGCGGGACGACTATCTGGGCGCAAAGCTCAGCCACGCCTGTGTGCTGCGCCGCTGCCACGAGCTGGTAGGGGACGGCCGCATCCATCAGTTCTGCATCCGCAGCGGCGACCGGGCAGAGTTTGAGTTTGCCGCCCAGCACACCGAGCTGCACAAGTTCGACTTCACCGGCCTTTCCGAGCTCACCGCGCAGCTGTGCGAGAGCAAGGTGCCCGTGTACCTGACCATTGATCTGGACTGTCTGGACCCCTCCTGCTTCCCCGGCACCGGCACCCCGGAGGCCGGCGGCGTGAGCTTTTTGCAGCTGCTGGACGCCATCCGCACCGTGACCAAGGCCAACATCGTGGCGGCTGACCTCAACGAGCTGGCCCCCACGCTGGACACCACCGGCGTGTCCACCGCCACCGCCTGCAAGGTGCTGCGTGAGACCCTCATTGCCCTCGACAAGGGCTGGCCCGGGTTTCAGGTCTAAACTGTAACTGTATGCAGAGTCCGGGCCGCAGGCCCCAGGTCTGCTTTTCTGAATTCACTGTAAAAAATCAAAGGAGAACCCAACATGAGCAAAGTTCTGATCATCGGCTGCGGCGGCGTGGCCTCCGTTGCCATCCACAAGTGCTGCCAGGTGCCC